TGATGCACTCCTTGACCGTGCTGGCCGACTCGATCATGTAGTCGAAGGTGTCGCCGCGGCCCTTGTACAAGGTGTCCAGGGCCACCATCTCGTCCTGGTCAAGATCGGCGTCGGTGTAGCCGACGCTCAGGGCGATGTAGCGCATCCACGGGATGATGTCGCGCGTCGGCCGCAGGTCGTTGGTCCAGACGCCATCCTCAAGCACCTGCAGCTTGCGCACTGCCTTCAATGAAACCTGATTCTCGGCCTGTGCAGCCAGTTTCCCGCCACCAGCGGCGGAAACCGCCAACAGGGTATTACCCTGATAAGCCGACGGGCTAGGCAGCAGAGTACGCAGGCCGTACCACTGGACATTATCCTGAATCTGAGTGCTCGTAGATTTGGCGCCGATCCGACGCATTCGAACTTCGGGCCGCATCGAATATAGCAAGTTGATCTGGCGAGTGAACCCGAGTTGGTCAAGCGTCGCCTGCGTGATCGTTTCGGTGAACGATGACCAGGTTCCCGCCGTAGCCATATCGCGGTATTGGACCTCATAGGTGACGCTGTAGTTATACAGACGTCCTTTCTTGTCTACGCCTGCCAGGCCGCTAGGGAACATGATATCGAACTCGATGACAGTCCCTTTCTCCGCCTCTGGACAGCCTGCAAATGGGCCTGCCCAATCACCATCCAGGTTCGTGCTATCCAGGGTGATAACAGCCGATGTACTCGACATGGCATCAAAGCCGGGCCAGCTTCCATCGGTTGCGCCGGTGTCGGTCAGGCGCTGCAGAGAGAGCTGCGTAGTACTGGCAGCCGTGATGCGGAATCGAAGCCCATGATAACCAATGGTCGCCCAACCAATTCCAGACTTCAGCCCATTGACTGGCGCCCCACCGACAGTATTCAGCGTCATCGAGGCCGGGTTTGAACCAGCGGGCGCGGTATAGGAGCTCACCACATAGAGGCCAGCATTATCTCCAACAACCTCGATCTTCATCCCTGCGAATGGCGCCAGTTGTGCCAATGGGCCAGTGATTGTATCTCTACCTCCTGCGCCGGTTCCGGACGTGACCGTGTATTGATAGGGCGCGTCGATACGCACGATCATTCCGGCGTCCCAGCCGTCCGGGAACTGTCCGGCTCCAGCCGGAACGCTGACCAGAAAACCATTGAACTGGTACTGCTGTGCCGTAGCCTGTTGATCGACAGAGGTGGTCACAGTCAAGTCAATGCCCGCAGTGCCGGTGGACGTAGCGCCTACCTCATCGACCGAATGCCACCATTGCGCGGCCGGTTCCGATGAGAGATCAGCTCCCGGCTCATAGATGGCATATCGCGCACGATCACCCAGCGAGATGATCGGCGTGTCACCAATCATGATGTCGCTAGGGCTGATTTCGAACTGTCCCTTCCCAACACACAGCAGCATCTGCAACCACTCATCGCGCGGCCCGGTGAACCAGCGCCGTGGCGGGACGATGTAGTCTGGATAGATGCGGTTGCGGCCGGCGGCCTCTCGTACGATGTCGCCGAATTTGACTTGGTTGGCCTTTGCCTTGGAGCCTTCAAGCGCATCTCCCTGCTGCGGAGATCCAGTGCTTGGCATCTTGATGCGCGGCATGAAGAGCTTCATCACGGCCTGCACGCCCTTGATGGCGGCAATGGTGATGGAGATCGGGTCCGCGCCCTTGGGCTCGTGCCAAATGCGCACCCGCGATTCCGGAGCGATTTCTATGGCTTCCCAGTTGCTGTGGTGGACCAGCACGCCATCGACCTCGATGCTCACCTGGTGAGCGGTCTCCGGCGAGTAGGTGCGGACGTTACGCTGCAGCCACTGATGCAGCGAGCAGGCCTCACCGACCCGGTACTGACGGAGCGGCTCCGGGTCAAGCTTGTTCGCAAAGAATTCGATCACGGTAGAAGATCACCCTGGTGAAGATGTCGCGGTCTCGGAAGTCCTGCAGCCGAACGATGCGGGCCTGGGTGCCTGGATTGATCTCCAGCACCTGCAGACGCCCTTCTCGCTCGACCACCAGGCCGACGTGGACGCAGAGGTCGCCGTGCAGCGCCGCCGCTATCGCACCAGGGAAAGGCTTGCACTCCTCGAGCGCCGCCTGTACCTGAGCGTGATAGGCGCGCTGGAAAGCCCTGGGATTGGTGTGCCGCACTTCGCCGAAGCTGGAGAGCATCGGCAGGCCGTACAGTTCATGGCGCGCCAGGATCGTGAGCCCCCAGCAATCGATGCGCGGCAGTTCGCGCCCTCCATCCTCGTAGATGGCGGTGAGGTATCGACTCAGCATGGTCAGATGTACTTGATGCAGGGGAAGATATCGGCGCTATAGACATCGCGTGGCCACTTGGTTCCGATCATGTCGAAGTAAGGCCTTGGGCGCCCTTGATTGCCGCGGCGTAGTTCTGCGAGGCCTGAGCCAGCGCCTTGCCGTACTCCTCGCGGGTGATCTTGCCCTTTGACAGCGCCAGTTGGAGTTGGCTCTCTTCCTTGGTCAGCGTGCGCACCGCCTGGGCGGCCGGATCGTACTGGGCCAATAGACGGGAAGCGGTGTTGTCGGCCTCTGCGACGCCCTTGTTCTGCCCCTTCGGCGCGTTCTTCTTCGCCTCCCGCTCCTTGATATCGGCGATCTGCTGCTCGATGTTCTTCCTGGCAGCGGCGTACTTGGTTTCCTCCTCCGCAGTGAAGCCTCCAGCTTTCAGCGCCGCGGCACGGGCCTTTTCGAGGTCCGTCAGTTGCTTCTGCAGCTTCTCTGTCTGGGTTTGGGCTGACGTGAAGATCGAATTGATCGTATCTACGCCCTTCTTGCCGGCGGTCTGGAGGACGTTGTTCGTCATCTGTTCCAGCTGCTTCTGGCCGTCGGCGGCGATCTTACCCTGCAGCTCCTCGGCGCGTTTGTACAGCATTTCGAGGCTGTCCTGGTTGATCCCCAGGCCCATCAGGCGGCCACCGCGGCCCACGCCTTTTTGGGCGTTCTCGATCTGCTTGTAGATCTTGGCCAGTTGCTGCTCGGGCGTTTCGGTACGACCTACGTCGAGCATCGCGTCCCAAGCGGATTTCGCGACACTTTTCAGGCCATTCCAGGCGCTCTCCACGTAGCCAAGGTTCTGCTCCATCTCCGCCGAGCGGCTCGCCAGTGCATCGGCGTAGGCCTCCGTGGCTGCGCGCGCGGCGTCCATGGTGCGGCCCTGCTCCTGCAGGGACTGAATGTTGGCGTACTGGGCAGCAGTGAGGAAATGCAGCTGGTCGTCCAGCTTTTTTACCGAGGCGACTGGATCCTTGGCCAGGTCGTTGAAGCTCTCCACTACCTCGGTGACCGATTGGCCGGTCATCTTCGACCAGTTCAGCGCGCTGGCGGTGATGCTGGTGTACAGCGTGGTCAGCGGATTGCCGGCAGATGCCAACTGCGTCAGTACGGCAGCAGCTTCGCCGACGGTGGCATTCCCTTTTCCTACCTGGGCGGCGAAGTTCGCCAATTGGCTGGCCGAAGTGCCGGCGGCGTTACCGTTGGCGATAATGGCGTTGGTCATCGCCTCCGTTTCTTCAGTGCCCTGGTAATAAGCCACGCCAAGGGCGCCGACAGCCGCGGCTGCCACAGTGAATGGATTGACCAGGCCGGCAACATAGCCACCGACTGCCTTCGCGGCTGGGCCAATACCGCCGAACATGTCCTTCAGCTGGCCACCCTGCTGCAGCAGCACAGTGAATGGCGCCTGGCCGCTGGCCAGCCCAACGGTAATGTCGGTGATCTGCGCCGGCAGCATGCGCAGGTTATTCGCCATCTGCTTGGCCGACTGGCCGGTTTTATTCAGTCCATCGGACGTATCGCTCAAGGCATCACGCATGGCCTTAAGCCGGGCGTTCGCCTCCGCCACGGTTTCCGCATCGACTAGGCCGAGTTTCTTGTACTGGGCGAGCTTCTCCTGCATCGCGTCCAGGCGATCAAGGGCGGCAACCGTCGGGTTGATCTGTCCGAGCAGTTTCACCAAGCCGGCCCGCTCTTCGTCGAGGCTCAGTTCGGTCGAACGAGAGCTGCGCCCTACCCGGCTCGTCGCCTGGTCAAGGTTCTGCGCCTCGTCGGCTGCCTGCGACATGTTCGCTGCGATACGGGTCAGCTGTGCATTAATCGCGCTCTGGCCTTGAGAGAAGGCTCCGAAAGTCGTGACCAAATGCGCCATCTGAGTATTCAGCTGGCCGAGTTGTGCATTCGACTGGGTGATCCCGGAATCGAGCCTGCCAGCAGCCACCGCAACTTCCTGCTCCAACATGGACACCCGACTTCTCTAGGATGAACTGAAATGCGGCCGCGCAAGAAAGAGAATCGCAAGTTGCCGCAGAACATGTACGTGCGGCGGCGCAAGCGGAAAAACGGCAACGTCTGGGTGGCCTACTACTACCGTGGCGCCGACGGCAAGGACGTGTTCCTGGGTAGCGACTTGGACATGGCACGGATCAAATGGGCCGAGCTCGAGGCTCAGGACAAGCCGCTGGATCTGCGAATCATGGGCGCCATCTTCGACCGCTACATCCGTGATGTACTGCCGAAAAAAGCTCCGCGAACCCAGGACGACAACAAGAAGGAGATCAAGCAGCTCCGAAAGGTCTTCGATGAGGCGCCGATCGATGCCATCACCCCGGCCATGATCGCCCAGTATCGGGACGGAAGGAAGGCGAAGGTGCGCGCAAATCGAGAAATCGCCACCCTATCCCACGTTTTCAACACGGCGCGCGAATGGGGCCTGACGGTAAAAGAGAACCCATGCCGCGGGGTCAAAAAGAACAAGGAAATACCGAGGGACTACTACGCCAACGACGTCGTATGGGATGCGGTCTACCGCAAAGCGGTGCAGGAACTGAAGGATGCGATGGACCTGGCCTATCTGACCGGCCAACGCCCGGCGGACGTGATATCGATGCGAAAGACCGATATCGACAGCGACTGGCTGCTGGTGAAGCAGGGTAAGACCGCGCACAAGGTGCGGGTAATTATGCGAGTGGATGGTGTCGACAACAGCCTGGGGATACTGATCAAGCAGATCATCGCCCGGAATGGGCAGTTCAGCAGCCCCTACCTGATCATCAGCGCACGCGGCAAGCACGTCAGTGCTTCGATGCTACGCGACCGCTGGGAAGCTGCACGAGAGGCTGCCCAGAAGACCGCGATTGAAGCTGGCGATCCAGAACTTGGCGCCATGATCCGGGAGTTCCAGTTCAAGGACATCCGGCCGAAAGCAGCCACCGAGATCAACGACCTGAAGGATGCCAGCCGGCTCCTAGGGCACACGGAGGAGGAGATCACCAAGAAGATCTACATCCGACGCGGCTTCATCGCGAAGCCGGCAAAATAGCCAAAGTTTTGGGACGCGTGGCTATTTATTTTGGGACTCTTGCCATTTTCAGCCCATCATCGAGCCTTAATGTTGGCCGCCGAAAATGAAAAAGGCCCTGAAAAATCAGGGCCTTGGAGATGGCGGAAGCGCAGAGATTCGAACTCTGGGGGCTGTTACACCCGG